AGGTCCTGTTACATAGCGTTTTATACCGTTTATTTCTAAACAAGCTAGATTCTCTTCATGGTATACTCCGTCATGGAGAGATAATCCATATTGTTCTAGTCCCATATTTTCTTTACCCGGAGTAAAAAAAGGACGCACTGCTATAGTGGGTTTTTTTCCTTGTTGATACTTTTCTACAATTGTGTAATCACTCATTATTATTTTGGTTTTAAAATTAGTAAATGTTTATAATCAAAGGTACATAAAATATGTACAGTTTATTTATTAATAATTTCTAAAGTAAGGTTTTACCCTTACTAAAGTTTTTGATTATGCATCATAAACAATTTTTAACAATCCTGCAGTATGATATAAATCTCCATTAACTAGACCGGCTGCTTTTGCAGCAGTATTACTTACATGCGCTCTAGTTAAAATATCTTTACCAACTGCTGTTGAAGCAATTATTTTAGATACACCTAAATTAGTAAATTCAGTTGTTTTATTTGCCTTTTTTATAGATAGTCCCATTATTATATTTTTAAAAGATTAAAGAAAAGGGGAGGGATTAGCCTCCCCTTATCATATCAAAAAGTGTTCTTAGAATGAACCGCCTGTGACTGGGTTTCTCATTACAATTTTAAGAACTTTAGTTGGATCTTTCACCCAAATAGCAGGCATAGTTTGAGTCATCATTACTCTATAACCATTGAAGTTTCCAGTAGAAGCAAATCCTTGAGATCTTCCCATGTAGTCCATAGTACCGTTCTGGTAGAACCACTTAAGTTGATTATCCCAAGAAAGCTTTAACAAGTGAATGTTATCATTTCCTTCATCTGTTACGTCAAAGATAATAAAGCTATAAGAACTTAGAGGACGACCATCAATTAATGGGTTCTCAATGTCATTAGTATTCAAGTTATCAAATGCTGGATTTAATACAAACTTAACGTTAGCTAAGAACGGAATAGTAAAGCTTGTGTAAGCAAAACCATAATCTAAATCCATACCAGAACCTTTAACAGCTCCAATCTCAGAAGCATTTTGAACTAATCCTGAACCATACACTTCATCAGCAATAGCCTTATTAATCAATTGCATTCCTGCAATACCTGTTTGTACAACAAGTGATCTTTGTGGGTCTGGACCTTTAAACTCAACTTTACCTTGGTAGAAGTTGTAAAGTTCAGACTTAAACATATCAAGTGTAAATGAAGACTTGTTATATACTCTCTTGAAAGAGTTATCTAACTGCGCCCATAAACCTACAGACAATCTAATATCATCTGGTCCATCTTGCTTAATTCTACCACCTTTACCCCACATTAGGTAAGTTTCAATATCCGTTGCAATTTTAGATAAGTGAGCTGCTTCCATATTTGTAATGAAAGTTCTTGTTAAAGTTCCATTTTCAAATGCTTCTCTAGCTCCTGCTTTACCCATGTTTGCTACAAGCCCTTCAATACTAGGTACAGATGGGTTGTTTGGATCAGTGTTAAAGTTTCTCCAGATCTCCGTTACTGGAACAGTACCATCAGCGTTTAAACCACCTTTGATCATTAAGTCTGCTCTTGAAGAAATTGAATAGTGAACGTGTGCTTCTGCTCCACCTACAAAGTTGTAGAATTCACGGAAACCAGAACCTGTTTCAATATCAGAGAATCTTTCACCATACTCGCCTCTTGCAGAACCTTTTCTAAAGTACTTTGTACCTTTAGCTAAGTATTTTTCATCTAAGGAAACGGTGTTATTGTTATTTACTAATTGAACAGTATAAATGAAACCATCACCTGCTGGGATAATATCATCCGCAGTAATGTAAAGTTCCAAACCATTATACTTGTCATAAGTGATAATATCACCATGACCAAAGGTTCTTTTAGAAATTTTAATTTTAAAGGTTGTTCCGTCAATACCTTTAGTTGTGTTTGCTGCATCAACATCTGCCACAATATAGGGTAGATCTTGTGCAATAGGAGTTTGCCATTTGTACTCACCGCGAGCGTTGTCTACCATGATAGTGTTCTTTCCACCAAAGGAAGCCATTTGATACAAAGGCATTTCTACCTTCTGGGTCATTGCCCAAAGATCTACTGGTCCCATATCCATAGGCTCAGCGTTGCCGAGCATTTGAGTTAGGTGATAAGAATCTACATGAGAACTAGCTTTGTAGCTTGTATCTCTCAGGAAAATTCCATTATTTAATACTGGTGTTGCCATAATTTTGAATTGTTTTTAATTAGTGTTTATATTTATGATTATTAAATCCTTTTGAAAATGTTGTTGGTCCTTTGTAATTTCTTACCTTTTGGTTTTCTTTTTGTATCCTCGCTTTCTTGTACACCAAGAGAAGCTGAACTATTACTTGCAGCTGCAGTTTTTAATTTTCTTACAGTTGTCTCAACACTTTTTTGAGCCCCTTTATCCATGATTTTTGCTTTGTATCCATTTGGATCAGACAATAACCATAGAGCTTCAGAAATTAAAGTATAATTTGGTTCAACAAACTGATACTTTTCTAAAAGGTGTCCTAATAAGTTTGTGTTCTTTCCACTCACTGATGGGTAACTAGGTTGCACTAAGCCGTTATATAACATAGCTTGTGTCTTTCTATCTACTTTGATATCTCCTAAATTTCCTTCTTTAAGCGTTTCATATACATTAGACATGTATTGTTTAGAAGCATGCTCTTGTTGTTTTCTTTTTAAGTCTTGCTCTTGAAGCTTTTTACCAACAATTTTTTCTTGCATCTTATCCAACTTAGGTTTAAACTTAGAAGCCTGTTTTTCAAGCTTTCCCAAGTCTTTCCAGATTTCTATTTCTTCAGCAATTTCTTCTGAAGTTCCGTAACCTGTTGCACCTAAATATTCTTTAATAATTGTTTCTTGATCTGCTTCAGATTTAATGTTGAGTGATTTAGTTTCTTCTACACTACCTAAAGTATTAAACAAACCTTTTAAATCTTGTCCTCCATCTGCAACATATCTTGCAGCAATCTGTAATTCTTCTGGTAAACTTGCAAAAAATTGTTTGGGTGTTTCACGCCTTACTTGATTAGCTCTTTCTTCTAAGTTAGCTTCAATTAATTCTTCCCAATCTTTAGCCGTGTAATCATTAAATGATTTATCATCATCAAATGGTACAATTTTTTCAGACTTAACCAGTTTGTCAAATACATCAGAAATACCAGATATAGATTTTCTACCTCTTGTTTCTTTTTTTTCAAGATCCTCTTCAGTTTCATCATCTAAAGTATCAAGGATATCTTTTACATCTTCTGTTTTAGCTTCAACCTTATCTTGGCTTTCTACTAACTCATCTAATGTTTCTTCTGAAGCAGAATCAGAATCTTTTACTGTGTCCTCTGCTTTTTTACTTAAATCATCTACTTTATCATCATCAGTATCTGCAAATGAAAAATCTGCTTTTTCATTTAAACCAGATAAAATGCTTGGCTTAGTTTTGGTTTCATTAGGCAATGTAATATCACTGCCGCTAGGAGCGCCATTGAATATTTCATCTAAGTTTACATCTAATGTTTCTACCTTACTATTCACTGTAGTTTCTTTTGTATTCATAATATTGTTGGTTTTATTATTTAGTACGACTGCTTATATATACAATATAATAAAAGTTTACGTATGATACAACATATTAAACTTATAATATTTTACTATAATGCAATGTTTTTAGCAGTATATAGCTAACGCCAATTATTTGTCCTTAGATTTTTTAGAATCTTTGACATCGTACTTATTTTTGTTCTCTCTGGCAATTTCTAAATCTTTGCTGGCAACATCTCTTGTAGCAGCAATTTTTTCTCGCTCAACTTGGAGTCTTTCTTTTTCCAAAGTTCCTTTCATTGCCATCTCATCACGCTTCATATTAGTCTGTTCTTGATATCTTGTGGTTTCTCTAATTTCTTTCATAGCATCTTGATAATCAGACACTTTGTTTTCATTTATATCAACCATAGAACCATAACCAGCTGCTCTAATTTCTGCAATTGTAATATCATTCTGTCTATCTTTTTCATTTTCAGACATTTCAGCTTGAAGTTTCTGTTGTTCTTCTTGCGCTTTAGCTTGAAGTTGTTGTTCTTGCATTTGACGTTCTTGCTGCATTTGTTGAGCTCTTTCTTGTTCTACTCTTACTTCTGAGTCTTTTAAGATATCAGTTACTTCAGAAATAGAGTCAGCTTTAACAATGTTTCCAAGTTCGTATATAGAAGCTCCTGTAGTATTATTAGTTAATGCCATTTGCTTTAACTGTTCTAAAATGGCTCTGTGATTAGTCTTAGTAGTTGCAAAGACATTAAAATCTCTAAGCAATAGATCAGTCCCATTTATAACAAAATTAACTTTTTGGGCCTCTGTAGAAATATATGATAGTCTAACACTGGGATTAGTACTATTATAGTACTGAGCTAAATCAGTTCTCATTTGATGAACTCTAGGCATTAAGTGATCAGAGTGCTGTACAAAGTATATTTCTGTCTGAGCATATGATTGCTGCATAGCATTAACTACTCCTGTTGCTGTTTCTGCAGATACTGCACCCCCTAAACGTTGTGGGTTTATACCAATAGAATCAAAACACTGTTGTTTAAAGTGATTTGCTAATGAGATTCTACCCATTAACCTACTAGTCTGCTCCATATTAAGAGTCTGATAGTGATTAAAGTTGGTAGCATTTTCTGTATTAGTGATAGATGTGTCTAATGGTAGCATCTGAAAATCTTTCATTGCTACATATGCTTTGGCATAATTGTTTTTACCCCAGTCTTCTCCCATTGAGTGACGTGGTAATGCATTCTGATCAAACATAATTACTGTTCCTAGCTCATCAATAAGGATATCAGCTATCTGGTTATTAACCATATTGTATCCTACTTGATATGCTTTCATTAAATCCACTAAAGATGTAGATCTAGTATTTCTATCTGAAAACACTCTTCCTTCTACAGGAAGTTTACATCCATACAGCGAATTCTCTCCTTTAAATTGGAAAGGTAGTCTTCCAGGTTTGTCTCTATTAATTCCTAAATAAATAGGATTAACATTATCATCCATGGTAGTTTGCCACATAGCGGGAACATTGGGTCCTATTTTAACCCCGCCCCATGTTTCATTAATCCAAATCCAGTCAATGTGCTCACCTTGCAACAATGTATCTTTAGATTTATTTTTAAAGATAGATGTATCATAAACAGCTTTCTCTGTTATTTTAAAAGTTTCATCAATTATCTCTTGAGTTACTTCTCCATCAAATTCTATTTTAGTCAAGTGCCCAACTTTACGTTGTGTCTTCCAGTAGATTGTTGAAACACGCATTAAATTCCCATCACCCCATTGCTCTAAGTCTTCACTTTGAGAAAGGATCTGTGTTAATATATCCCCACCTCGTGCAGGATCAGCCATATAGTTGCTTGCATATTGTCTATACGCTAAGCCCGGCATTTCAGTATTCCATGCATGTGATCTAGTTGCATCATAATATGACCCATCATTTTGATAACCATTTACTTGATATTGAGCTGAACGTGCGGGATATATTCTCTGCAATGATGAGAGCTGTCTCTCATCCATTAAATAACCATACTTGTCTACCACATCAGATACAGTCATTAAATCTACTTTACCTACATAGTTTGAATCTGCTATATATCTTTGATCTGGGGATTTTTGATAAAATGTCAAGACAGGATTCCATAACTCTACATCATAATCATCTTCTAACATGCGGAAATGCCAAAACTCTCTATCTGCAATAAGCATATCTCTAAAACCTCTTTCTTCAAGCTCTTGCATTTTAAATCTCTCCTCATCAACATTTAATTGATGAGTTGCCCATTCCTCTACACTACTTCTGTAAGACTTGCTAAAGTAGTCCTCTATTTCAGGAAGGGTTTTTAAATTATCTGGTGATAATTGTTGTTGTGCTTCTTCTGAACCAGGATCCATTCCTGCTTCAATCATTTTTCCAACTAGATTTCTTTCTGCATCAGCCAATAAAGATTCTTCTATTTCAGATTTTTTTAGTTCAAGCATTTCATTGTATGACTTATCATCAACTGCTCTAAATTGTACTTTGTTATATCTTTTGGTAAACTCCCCGCTTAGTACATTAATGACATTTGGTACAATAGGATAAAATTTAAGTTCTAACGCAGAATCATTTTCTTTTGTTAGAACATCCATCATTTCTTTATAATCATTATCTTCCTCAACAATATAATCTGACTTATCAATAATACCTTTGGCTAACTTATAATTTTTTAAAAGTCTTCTAGCATTAGTTCTTAAAAACTCCACACCTTGTAATTCTAACCAATCTAAATTCCATGCCGCCCAATCATCAGTTTTTTCTGAATATGGTAAAAACTGTATAGGTTGAGTTAAACTAGAATACGTAGGGCCTCCTTCTGCCTTAGCTCCACTTTTTAACTGCATTGCATTTAATACTCTCATTCCGTATTTATTTAATTGGGTCTATTTATAATTTTTAAATCCAGACCTTTTGGGTCTATTGCTATTGGGCTTAGATGATCGTCCAATATTTTTAAACGGACTATACTTTAATTTACCAATTTTTTCTGAATTTACCAAAGATTTAGCCTCTGATTCGCGTCTTTTTGAATAACCCCTATTTGATTGTTGTATTTTTGCAAAAGCAACTAGTGCACCGAATGCAACCAACCTATCCACGTTTAGTCCAGGATAGTATGCTAACATTTCCTTTATAAGCATGGGATCCGGGATTCTTTCCACACCTAAAGTTTGTGAAATTACAACACCATTAATATCTGTATCTTCATCAATTACTTCTCTTAAAAATTCTATTGCATAAGAAATTAAATGGCTCTTAAAAAGTGTACCTGTATTTTTCCACCCGTATTCCTGATAAACAGTTTTATTAGCACCTATATCTTTTAGAAATAAAATCTGTTGTTTAGGAACTAAATACTTTTGTTTTTTTCTTGCTATCATATGCTGAATAAATAATGAAATGTTATTCTCCACTATTGTCCATGCATTATACCACTCTATAATTAATTCTAATCTTTCATGTGTTTTATTGATATCATCAAATCTACCACACCAAGCGGCCACCACTTTGTCTTTTTCTAGAAATTGCTCAACATCACCAGCTGAGGTAGTTCTAGTTACTTCAGTTGCATTCTTATATACAAAAATGCTACATAAAGAGTCAGATGTTGTAGTCTTACCTTCTGATACGGGGTCAATGGATGCATAGTATGCTCCAAATCCTGGTGATGGTATGGGTCTTTCCCAGACTACTAAAGTTCCTGTTTTATCTATTTGTTTTTTATCTACTGGAAATTTAGATATAGGTAACTTATTAGTTCTTTTAGCTGATATACCTTTCTCATCTCTATCTAACTCAATTAGCTCATAAGGATATTCTTTTTCTTCAATTCTTTTCTGTTGTCTAGTTAACACTCCTTGTGGGAATATAGATGCTTTCCTGTATGCAAAAGCTTCTGCTATATTCATTGGTTTCTGAGAAATTCTTAATTGAAACTGCTCTCCATTTAATTCATTTTTCCATTTATCTCTTTCTTCAATAACTGCTTTAACTGCTTCTTCCACTAATGAGTTGCCGTATTTGTCAATATAAGGGGGCATAGACCATTGTTCTGGTATAAAGAGTCCTGCCATACCTATAGCACCATCAGCATCCATCAGGTTTGTTTCTACTGCATATATATCATTTGCTTTAGGATTTAGAATCATTTCCTTTAGTGGGTTACATTGTTGTAAATCTCCCACTGACCCCGCAGCTATAAACATACCTGTAGTCATCATTCCAGATGACATAGCTGGGCGTAAATACTCGTATGTGTCTGACATCTTAGGCGCAATACCCGCTTCCTCATGGAAAAATATTGTGCATGGTCCACCCACACCTGTGGTAGCATTTTTTTCAAATGATCCCCCTTGTATTTTAGACTTTAATCCCCTTGCTGTTTTTCTATTACCTACTTTAACTTCAATCTGCTGTTGCCATAACAAAACCTTTTCAGGATTACTAGGTCTATACCATGCGGTGTGCTCATTAAGGAATGTTTTATATTCATCCAAAAACTTCCAAGATCCTTTATCATTAATGAAATCTTTTAGGGATGCCCCTATTTTACATATACTACCTTCCTCAAACCAATACATATTTATAATCTTTCCCATATGAAAATATGAGGAAGCTATCTGACGTTTTTTTAGTATTGCAGCATGTTTGTTATTTAACTCCGCCAATAATTCATATAAAGCCATATGATACTGAGCATCTCTTACTTTTGCAAAACCATATTTTTTTTCTTCCTTATCAAAGATTGGTAAAAAGTTTAACCACATATAATAATCTCTAGTTAGGAAAAAACTTTTTCCTCCGCCTTTATATATTACACCTTCTCTGCATTTATTTTTTTGGTCTTCCCAGTAGCTAGTAAAGTCTTTAGACCTAAATGGTTTATTACAATAGTATCCTTGTTTATTAAAATTTATGGCCTCTATATTAAATTTAAAAGACATATCATTAAGGCCATAGAGTCCAGGTTCACTAAATATACTTAATATATATTCAATAAATGCAGGTTCATCTATAAACTCTGTAGTTCCCCATTCACCATTATGATATGTAGGTACAATTTTATACATCTACTAGAATTGCAAATACATCTCCCTCCTGGATAAGTAAATGATCTTCTCCATCATGTTGCATTGTGGTTGGTAGGCAGTGCTCTGTGTATTGTACAACATCACCCACTTTAATTTCTTCAACAGATTTACCTATTCCTACAACAGTACCTTTATATTCTTTCTTCTGTGCTATTTCCGGTAGATACAAACCCGAATCTGTTTTAGTTTTAGCTTTTTTCTGTTTGATCAGTAATTTTTTTCCCACTGGTATTACTTGTTGTTTCATCTTTTTTTGGTTTTATTTTGTTTAAAAATACTGGTTCATCCCAATAGCAAAAATGCCAGGAATCTTTTTTATTATTACTCATTATAATTGATCATAAGCTAGACCGGCTCCTCCGCGTACAGAACTTTCTTGTTCTTGTTTCATATCTGTAAATGCTCCTTTGTAAGAAGATCTAATTTGTTCAAACTTAGCTGCTGCGTTGACCATGGCATTTATATTACCATCTCTACCATGTTCTATTGCAGTAACTTCCATATACTTGGCTAGTCTATCAAGCATTGATTTGATTCCTACATATGCTCTGTACGTGGGTGTTTCATACATCTTTTTACACATGTCCAATGCATATCTTATTTTTCCATCCTCTGGTGAATCCTCTAGACCCACTTCTTCTATGATGATGTCTTCTTTTTCATGTTCGGGTAAATTAAAGAAGGGATTTAAGTCTGGGTTGGGGCAACTCATATAAAATATATACTGATATACCTGCATGTATGAGTCTGGGTACTTGGTCATTATCACTTTTAAAAAAGGTAGGGTATAACAGTGTTCTGTTACTACAACTTTGCTATTCTGTATATCAAATAATCTTACTATCATGGTTTATGGATTAGCTGTTATGTATCCTTTTATTGTTGCATATGAATCTGTTACTATAATCGGTTGAACAACTCCAAGATTTGCAATATAAACTTGTACAACACCATCTAAAATTTTCTGACCTGACGGATCCCAAAAATAACCAACACCCACTATTGATGTTTGATTAATACTAATAGAGCTTGAGGAATCAGGAATTACATAAGCTCCGGGTATTATTCCAGTAGTGGGCACCGGGTTTTCTGCTGTTACTTGTACTTGTGTTAAATCTACTACTGTTGCCATTATTGTTTATCTTTAAGCCACATTATTAGAGATGTTACTTCATCTTTTAAATATGGTAGTTCATATATTTTTACTTCATCTAAAACAGGTTCACCATTTATACTTTCATTGATAGGATATCCATTTGAGTCTTCACCCACTTGTACAAATTTAACGTGTTGAATTGTCAACTTACCAATTTTTAATTTGGGGTTGTGCTTCTTAATAATATACGCATAAATGCTGAGCTGTAGGTTATAATGATTAATGTTACAATCATCTAAATTATTAACTGGCTTATATAGCTTATTAGTAATACCTTCCCAATTAGTATATCCCTTCTCTTTGATCTCTTTATTTGTTTTATAATCATGGATATTAATATGTCCATCAACTACCTCAACCAGATCTGCTTGACCACATAATTTTGCAGATTTTAAATATACCATATGTTCTGGGTACACCCCTTCCTTAAGCTTTTGTTCAGGTGCTAATTTAAGTCCGTCTTCAGTAATTAAAGGTTTAATAATAGGCACCTCAGTCCCATTGCGCCCAATAGTTGTAAAGTTTAACATATCCGCCTCTCTTTGGTTATGATACCAATTACCTAATTTAATTGCTCTCTGTGTCTCATTATCCCAAGCAGACAATATTTCCTTCTCAGTCATATTATACCACTTAGATCTTTTATTCTTTGAGGATTTTTTAGCTTGTCCCTCCCTATCAAATTTAGGTTTAAACATTCCTATAAAAGATGTTACACTGGTCCAATCTATTTTGTCTTGGTCATTACTTTCATAAATATGACCTTTTTCTTTAAATACTATTGCCATCTTAGTAGGTTAGTGTAGTATACCAATATCCATTTTGTTGGTTAGTGATTGTACTACTAGTTACTCCGTTATATATGTAATTAATTTGAATGTCCATTGTTTTCTATTTGTTTATTAATTAATTCTTCTGTTTCTTCAGATACTAATGAATGCCAATATCCTTTGGGGCATTCCGAAGATAGTGATCTCATTTTAAATGCCAAACTGCAACCACAATCAGAGCAACATGGTTGAGTACCGGGGGCTAAGCAGTCATCACCTTTAGCATCAAATAAGCTACAGTTTATACATACTTTCCATCTATCTGTCACCACTGCTTCTATATGCTCTTTTTTAAAAATATTATTTTTTATTCCTTCAGCTATTTGGTCTAAATTTCTAAAGACATCTAGATATTTTTTTAAAGGTTTAATCATTTTTTTTACTTTTAAAATCTTTCTTTAATTTTATGTTTTCTTCAAGTTGACTAAGAGCACGGGTCATTTGTTCTATATTCTCAGTTATGTTCTCACTTTTAGCATAACCATTGTATGTTCGTTTAGCAATATTACCCAACATACTTTTATTTTTTTTTATCGCTGCTTCTAACCTGCCTTTTCTTAATTCAAAAGTACCTAGCCCGTCCACATAAATTCTTGGATAATTAAGTTGAGATAATTTTTTTCTTAATTTTGTATAATAAAAATCTATGAAGTCATCTACTACTTGAGGATGAACACCCACTTCTTCGGCTATCCCTCTATTAAATTCTTTATGCTTCTTGGGATTCACTGCCTAATATTTTATAGTCCAATAGCACTAATCCTTCTTTTTGCACATTTATATTTTTATTTAAAATTATAGTTTTTTTATTAGTACCTTTTTTTATTACTAAGTTTTTTTTCTCTGCTTTTGAAATAGCATTCCTAGCTGACTGTGCACTTTTAAAAATGTTTAGTTCTGTTAGTAGAACACAAAATTTAGATATTTCCATTTTAGGATTTCTAGCCAATGTAGCTAAAAACTCTAAATCAGAACTGCTTATTACTATACGCTCAAAAAAACAAAAAGTTAGTATCTGATATTTGATACTATTATTTCTGTCTC